TATATATTAAAAATAGCTTTATATTTTTAAAATAAAAAAAGTTTAGTAAAATAACTAATAGTGCCATAAAATATTTTATATATACTTTATTAGTTAGTTAATCTAACAAAAAAATAATTAAAAAATCAACCAATATTGGTTGATTTTTTTTTATGTTCCTTCTTGACCCCACAAGTTTGTAAGTATAGGTTTATCATTTGTATATTCCATTAATTGGATTATACTATCAATATAATTATCTATTTTTTCTGGTTCTTTTATTTTATTTCTAATTAATAATTTAGATACTTGTGCTGCCATTGGTTTAGACAATCCATTTGATGATAATAAATCAGCAACTTCTTTAAAATCTCTATCGGTGTCGTAACGTAACTTAATAATAGTTTTTTTGATTATATCATATAATGCGGCATTATATGGTGAATTAAAATCTTCAAATAATTTAATATACTTCATTTATTATATATTAATTAAATCATCAATATTTTCAAATTCCCAGTAGGGTATTCTAATTAATTTTATACCATTATTATAACAATATTTATTTTTTATATCATCATTTAATTTCATGTATTCTAAATTACCTTCGCCAAAATATTGATTTTCTATATAATGATGCTCACCATCATACTCAATACATGTATTGAGTTCTGGTAAATGAAAATCAAATCTTAATTTTCTTTTCCTTTTACAATCTTCAAATTCATGATTTCTTTTAAACTTGATATTTTTACTTTCTAAAATTGATTTAATTTTTTCTTCTCCTTTAGATGAGTTGCAATCTGGGCACCCATGCCCTTTTTCGTGATTATAAATAATTTGCTCAAATTTACCATGTTCTGGGCAAATTATATTAATTATTCCATTATTTACTGATAAATCTAAATATGAATATTTATTATTATGTATTTTTTTAAAACTTTCTAACCTCTCATTAGAAAGTTTTGTTAATTTATGATTATCTCTTGCACATTTGACACACCCTTGTTTTTGATTAATATGATTATCTGGTGTTATTTCAAATTCACCATGTATTTTGCATATTATAATTATTTTTGTCCTGGTATTTATATAGTTAGTTTTAAAATAATCAAATTTATCACCATGTATTTCTTTGCACTTTATAATAAAATCTTCATTTGTTAATCTTTTCATATTTTTTTATATCTCTTTTTCTATATGTATTTTCCATACATTTGCAAGACCTATCGCAGTATTGTTTATCTTTTCTGCCTTTTAAGATCTTATTACAGTTTCTATATTTGCATATTCTCATATTATATATTAATTTTGTATAGCCCTTTTTATAATTTATATAAATAAATTATAAAAAGTTGATAATAGGTGGTAAATTATTTTTTATATATACTTTATAGGTTGAGAAACCACAAAAAATAATAACAATAAAATGCCCTTACCTCACTATAATCAATTAGAGATGACCGGTGCACCAGGTGCTCCAGGTACAACACCACAGGAACCAGTATTTTTAAACCTGTTTGAGATATCGTTTATCTTACCAACAATTTTACAAGGTCAGAAACGTGATTCTCTGATGTTATTGGAGCAAGCTACTAATGTAACTTTAGATTTAACACCAGATATTCCAACAGCTACTCAAAAGTTTAAATATTCAACTAGAATGTTTTTAAAGACTCCTGAAAAAACAGATACTGCGTTTGATATTACTTTTAATGTAAACGTAAATAATTCTGGTTCTATGGAGACTTGGGCTACTTTAAAAGCTTGGTATGATTTAGTTTGGAACTCTCAAACTGGTGCTTTACACTACAAAGCAGATACTATTGGAACTGTAATAGTAAATCAACATGATAAAAAAGGATTAGTTTTAAGAAGAGTAACTTTTCAAAATGTTCAGCTTATGGGTATAAATTCAACTGAATTGAAATTTGATTCTAATGATATTGGAAATGCAACAGCTAAATTCATAGCGGATTACTGGATTGATGATTACATTGATAATGGTGTCGTAATTACAGACCCTTATATACATGGTTATTAATAAAAAAAGATGGGAAACCATCTTTTTTTATTTTATATATACTTTATGAAATTTTTAGAAAGTTTTAAAACATTTTTTACGGGTAAGCAGCCAGCAGAATTCAAAGGTAAATCACAAACTTATCGGTTTGATGACATTCATGATGACGGTGCAAATAGAATGGGTACTTGTAAAGAGTGTGGCAAAGTTGTTGATATAACAACGCATAGCGAAGAACAATGTTTACAAAACAGCGAAGAAGATTTAGAAACTATTTAATCTATTGATAATATAAGTATTATGTCGAAAATTTTACTTATCGGAGATACCCACCTAGGCTTAGGCTATCCAAACAAACTTGAACACTATTTTAGAGTCACTCAAGAATATTTTGAGAAATTTTTATTTCCAATTATTAGTAAATTAACCAAAGATGACATCATCGTTCATTTGGGTGATTTATTTGATAATAGGAATATTGTTCCTATTAATATTTTAAATTATGCACAATCAATATTAGAAAGAATGTCTAATATATGTCCAGTACATATTATAATTGGGAATCATGATATTTATAATAAATCTGATAATGAAGTAAACTCACTAAAAGCATATAATTATATGCCTAATGTTCATGTGTATGAAACCACAACTAAAATAAATTTTAATGGTAAAGATATATTATTAATGCCATGGGTTGAAAATAGACCAGAACAAGTTGAATTACTAAAACAATATTCTGGGTGCGATTATTTGTTCTGCCATTCTGATTTAAATGGTGCAAAAATGCACTTAACTTCAGTTGGGCATAGAAACTCTGATAAAATAGATGTCGATGATTTTACAGGCTTTAAACATGTTTATTCGGGTCATATCCATTTAGTGCAAAAAAATAAAAATTTCACCTTTGTTGGTTCCATCCATGAAATGGATAGAAATGATATTGATAATCAGAAGGGTATATTTATCTTAGATACAAACCGAAATGAGGAATTATTCATACCAAATAATATATCTCCTAAGTTTAAAAAGATTTATGTAAATAAAGAAGAAGATATAGATTTATTAACCGAAGGATTAACTAAAGATTGGGTAGATTTATTTGTATCTAGTAGTCTATTAGTTAATAATAGAAAGATAAGAAGAAAAATGGAAGCTATTTTACAAAATGGTTCATTTGCTTCTGTTGAATATGTCGATGATATAGCTTCGAAAGATGAAGCTATATCTAATGATGAGGCTATTAATGAGAATTTAACAATCAATTTAGATTACAGTGAATATATAAAGAACTATATTATGAGTGTTGATTATGGTACAGATAAAGTTAAAAATGGTATATTAACTGAATTTGATTCTGTAATAGAAATCTATAAAGAATCAAAAAAGAAATTAGACTAATCTCAATTAAACATTTTTTGATATTTTTTTGGTGCTTCTCTTAAATCCAAAACTTTTGCTTTAATTGTATCTTGATTTGTATTTATAGCTTTTAATAATCTATGGTGTCCATCTAAAATCATGTTATACTTACCATCTAAATCTTTTGATATAATTATTGGATATGATAAATCCGATTTTTCTGATCTTTGTTTAGTTTCTATGTCAGTTTTATCTTTGTGGACGCACATATCCGTAATTTCTTCAACAGGTATTTCTATAATAGGCTGCTTTTTAAGATAATCCTGAATTTGTTGTATAGTAATAGTTTCTTTTTTGCCATCAATTTTGGTAGTCCAAGATGTTTCCTTGTAATAATTTTCAAATAATTTTAGGTATTTCATTATTTATATATTTAATTTAACATATGTTATATACTTTAATATATATGATATGAATAACTTAATATGGTTTAACGAGCAGGGAGATGCTATAAATATGTCGCAAGACACAAATACCGGGATTTATAACGGGACTCTATTTTTTGATGAGAATAGTTCTGATACATTTAAGTCTATTGGTTTATATTTATTTGAATCAATACCTTCTATTAATTTAAACTCTATTGGTGGTGACTTAACCACTCAAAAATTTCAATTATTTAATGAAAATAGAATTACTATTACTGGTAATTCTAATTTTACACAAAGTGTTAGTAGCATACAAGCCTCTAATAATAATTCGTCATTTTATTCTAAATGGATTTATGGTCAAGATTTTGACTTAAAATTTCCTGTTGGCTCCTGTTTTATATTTAATACACCTATATTCGAATTTAATAATCCAGTAGTTTCATATACCGTTGTTAGTGTTCAAAGAAATGCTATAATGATTGTATCCGCTATTGATAATAGAACATTTACTAATTTATACGGTGGTTTAACATTTTCTAATGTGACAATTACTGGATTAAATACAATTGGTATTTATGATTATAGAAGAGGTGTAATAAATCAATTATCAAGTTGGAATGAGCCAGCTTTTTATAATTTAATTTATAAAAAGAAAAAATTAAATATTATAAATGTCACGTCAAGTGGAACTACTGTTATAAATAACAACGCTAATTTTTTAGCTACCGTTATAAATAATGATTTACTTGATAGAAAATACTATAAGTATAATATAGATACAATAACCTATACACAAAGTAGCGATTTAAGTATTAATTTAACGCTTACTGCAGACTTACCTACTATTTATACTGGTGGAATAGATATAGTTACCAATACAGCTACAAATGCTTCTAATCTATATTTTAGTAACTCTATACCACAGATATTCTTAAAACCTGGAACACAATTTGTTATAAATAATAGTCTATTAAATACTAATGAAATAACAGTAGCTACTATACCTTATTTTAATGGTATAGTAGTAACTACTTACTATGCGACTCAATCACAAGTTATTTGGAATAATTTAATTTATCAATGCATACAAGCTTACACTTGGGGTGTTACATCTAGTATAACTCCTGATAATAGTAGTTATTGGACAAGCTCAATTACATATTTACCTTCTCAAAATACATTATCTAATGAAGGATTATTAAATGGCGTAATTCATTTGGTTACTAATAAGTTTAGTTTTATTCAACCATTTACACAAAGTAATGCTGTTACAATGGCATTATTTGCTCAAAATTATAGCAGTGGGTTTAGCTTATTTAATATAAATCTATATTATTCATTGGGTAAATTAAATTCTGATTTAATTTGGAGTTCAAATTATGCAACAGTTGAATATTTAATAGGTACACAATCTATTACAAATACAGATATAGTATCTGAATTTATTATGGCAACTGAGGAAGTTTTAACACCTCAAATTAACACAAATATTTCATATAATTTTAACTATTCAATGGTGATAAACGATATAGATGATTTTGGTATTAAATTTACGATAAATGGAAATATTTACGAAGAATCTACCGAGTATATTTATACTGGATTAAATCTTGATTTAAGAAAGACAATTGATAGAACTTTAAGAAATTTTGTATTTAATAATTTTGCTAGATTGACATCAATTGGTATTAATGCGGTATTAGAATCTAATATTTATAATCCTGAATTTGATTTTTATAAAGATACTATAACTTTTCAAACAATTTATCCAAATGTTCCACTTAAAATAGCGGTTCAAATGGGCTCAATGGCAGCTTATTATATAAAGCATTCCGAAGTTAATTTTGCTGATTTGGGAAATTATTTAACTATAACTATAAATAATAAAACTTATGGTCAAGTTATACCTTCTTTAACGGCAAGCTATTTTCAGCCAGATATATCAACTGGTATTACTAGTTGGGTAAATACATACTCATCTATATTATCTGGATATGGTATCTTAGTTTCTAACATTAGAAATATTTTATATTTTAATACAATTGAACCAACAACTAGATTAAATTATTCAATTAAGACAAATAAATCAGCAACTCCTGGTGTAAATCAATGGGATGTAAAAAATTATGTTCCGGGTAATTTTGGTTTATTAATTTCTGGAAATGAAATAGTTTTATCCGCAACTAGTAGTCAAAGTTTTGAAATTGCTGGATTTGCAACTGGTATGATTACTGCTATAAATAATACTCCTTATCCGTATAATAACCAAGAATATAATACAATTTATGTTGATTCTAACCAATTAGGATTGAGTTATCAAGGTCCATTTTTTCAAACTAAATTAAATGAGTGTACTTTATCTGCATTTACGACACTAGCGTTTTCACCATTAGCATATGGGGTAACTGCATGTCCAGTTATAATACCTGGAACTGGCAGTGGTGGTAATTTTGCTATTGCTGAATATGGAAATGGATTTAATATAACATATATTAGTATAAATAGCTATGAAGTAAGTTATTATGATTCTGGTAATACAAATCTAGGAGATATGATATATATCAATAAATTTGATAGCATATACACAGGTGGTTATAATGTAAGCAATGTAGGTGCTACTGATTTAGTTTTGAAACAAGTTATTAATATACCAACACACACTGGTATTAAAAAAATAGTTTATAACAACTATAATAATTATATTTATGCCGCAACAAGTACAAATATAATGGTAATAGATCCAGCGACAAATGTTTATTTATCAACTATTAATATAGCGGCATTTGATATATTAGTTAATCAATCAAATGGTGATGTTTATGTTACTGACGGAACTAGTGGTGTTAAAATATTTTACTATAATAATTTTACAAATGTTCCAAATATTAATTTATCATTAAGTGGAGCCGGTAAAATGGAATATAATTTAATTGATAATTATATTTATATAATTGGAGATTCTTTATATCTTATAAATACCACATATAGAGTATTACATACTACTATTTCTATAAATACACCTGATAATAGATATATCTTTACTGAGCCTATATATGGTTCTATATATGTGTGGGGTGATACTACTCTGGGTGTAAGTAATACATTGTATAAATATACACAAGGTGTAATAACAACAATTAGTTTAACTAATACTGGTGATAATAAATTATTATATGATAATTTAACTGGTGATTTATTTTTAGGACAAGCTAATTTGAATTTCAGCAGAATTAAAGCTGATGACACAATTGTATATACGAATGGAATTGATTATGGTGATTTTATTTTAAGTCAGTATGATAGCGATATTTATATGGTTTCATTGTCTGGTAAATTATTGGTAATTGATCCAACAAGTGGTTATGTAAAATATAATAATGTTGGAGCGCCATTTGGAACACCTTCTGAAAAAATTATATATGATCAAGCAAGAGATAGTATAATTGTTATGACAACTGCTGGTAGATTGATTGAGATTACTGTAACACTTAATTCTTCTATTTCATTAAGCGGAACGTATTCAACTCCTAGTTCAATTGGTGATGGTTTATTTGGAACATTAAATCCTAATTATGTAGCACCAACTGATATATGGTTAAAAACAAGACAATATATTAGAGGACCAAGGCAAAATTATAGTGATTCTGGAGAATTGCAAGCAAAATTAGCATATAAATTTGTGGATAACCAAACTCCTGAAATATTTATGTTTGATTTATCTGGTACTCAATTAACTACTGGTACATCATATTCTTATATAGGTTCTAAACCATTAGAAAATGCATATTTAAATTCTATGCCTAATATGGATATAACTAAAATAAGCGATCCATCGGCGCAGCAAACTATATTTACTGAGATTGTTAATACATTAGATTATTTAGATTCAGCAAATGATATATCTATTTTACCACAGCCTATTGAATTATTTTTAGGATATAATACACCATATGAAGGATATAATAAGGCAATTTTAAAAATGTACATGCGTTATGACGTATCACTAACAATGTCATATAATAGCTCATATAATAATCAAATAACTTTTATAGATAAAGGTACTTCATCTGTATATCCAAATGGATATGGATTTATAAAATTAGACGCTAATTCTACTAAAAGCTTCATTTATAATGACGATGATAGTGTAACCGGATTACAAGCTGGGCAAATTATAAAATTAACTGTTACTGATGTAACTAATTTAACTAATAAATATATTTCATATAATAATGGTCAAGAATTTTTAATTGACAGTATTTCAAATAACGAAATAGTTGTTAAATATATTCTTAATTCATATGGGTTTATATCTTCAATTTATAATGAGAGTAATGTAGTTAATAACTATCCAAATACCGGTGACGTAAGTTACTTACAAGTAGTATTTACTACTATTGATAAAGAAATTGCTAGTATTAATTTATATGGACAAACTGAAATCGAAGATGTTAGATATGCTGTCGAATTATATAATTCTGGTGGTCATGTGGTAAATCCAGAAGATGCTTATATATTTAAAACTTATGATATAAATGAGCAAGGTATAGATTGGGGATTTTTAAATAAAAAGAGAAAAGAAATGCTTATTGTTAGAAATAGTATATTCTCTTATGTAGGATCTTATAAAGCTATAATAAATGCTATAAATTATTTTGGGTATAATGATTTAGAATTATATGAATATTATAGGAATATAAATATTGAATCACCTAATTTTTATAAACTATTTAAAGTTGAAATACCAAATATATTTGACAACAGTGTTAAAGGTTGGACTACTTTTGATTATTTAGCTGATACAATGCCAAATCCTAATTTTGAAGAAACTAATTTATTTAATTTAAGTTATAAAATAACTGATAAGCAAGGAAATAATGTTTTAATGTATTCTTTACAAGAAGTTTTAGTCAAATTACAAGGATTAAAAAACTGGTTAGAAACGCATGTAATCCCATTATCTCATAAAATATTAGATATATCTGGTAGAGCTGATTTTAGAGGATATAATTATATTATACACAAATCATTTGCTAGAAAGAGCTATAAGATTAGTCAAACAATGACACCAGTAGATTTTGACATTAATGAGGCATATTTAATGCCTGTTAATAGTGGCTCAACTGTTTATAATGTAGTAATGGATTTTAAATGCTCTACTAAAGATATAACAACTGTTCCAGATTGTTTTACAGTTTTAATTAGAACTTACAAGACATTTAAAGAGTGGAATCCATTTATTATTTATAATATTGGAGATGAAGTTATTTATTATGGTATAATATATAAATCTATTATTGATAATAATAAATTAAATGACCCAAGACAATATGATTATGTTACAGAATGGAGTTCAGGCACCGAATATTTTAATGGACAATTAGCTAATTATGATAGAAATATTTATGAATATCTAGGCACACAATCTTCTTTTATAGAATTTGGTACACAATCTTCTGCACTCTATAGTATACCTACTCCATATCAAACTAACTTATGGTTAAATATAAGTCAATGGGTTCAACAAGATTTAGTTCCTGTGCAAACTATAAACGAATATAGGAATACTAATATTAGTACATTAACATTTTCAGCACCTAATAGTAATATATTATGGTATCCAAATAATGTCATGCCTGATAATTCTTTAAAAGTTTCTTTACCATTTAATTTTAGTGTTGATTCTAATATAGATCCGTTTATAACAGTAGAAGTAACTTCTAATAATAACTATGGTTTAAATTATACTTCTAAAAAGAATTATGAAGTAAGGGGTTCAAATGATTTATATTCCGGTATAACACCAACTGATAGTATTGGACCATTTGTGCCAATTACACCTGTTATAATACATATTTAAATTAAAAAAAGCCTCTCATTTGAGAGGCTTTTTTTAATTATGATTTGTCGTCATCTTTTTTCTTAGTAGTCTTTTTTGGTTTTAAATCTTCTGTTTTAGAACCAATTCCTAAAGCTGCTGCTTCTTTTCTACCCCAATCTTTACCCTCAATATATACACCCTCTTCAAAAGTAGAAGCCCAATCTTGTATATCTTTATTAAGAGTTTTTGCATGATTGTCATAATAAGCTACAATTTTAGATATAAAACCTATTTTTCTAAGTATTTCAGCAAATAAATAAGTATCTGTTGTTAACCCCTTTGGTTTGTAAGTTGAGATTAGGTGATACATATAAGTAATTTCAGTTGCGTCAGATGTATAAGATTTTACCTCTGTATCATTTTTAACATCTTTACTACCTTTAGTCATTTCCCACTCACCTAACATTTTTGTTAGGTCTATAGCTAAAAATACTGTATTAACATCATATTCTAGTTTAGAAATTAAGAGATTTGTTAAGAAATTATATTGCTTTCTATTTAAATAGAAAGTATAATCCATACTTTTTAATTTACCAACATATTCTTTCCAACCCATTTGTGCTGAATAATAAAGTTGATCTTTTTCAACTTCTGTTTTACCAAGACCATGATCATTAACCAAGAGTGATTCTAATTGAGAAATCCTACTATCTAAGTACATTTCATCTTCAAATGAAATAGCTCTTAATACTTGATTGTTTTCATAAATTGAAACTTCTGGTTTTGTAACGTGTGTTTCATATTCTGTCTTTTGTTTTGTTTCGTTCATATAATTTATTTTCTTTTAACTTTTATAATATAATTGAGCATTTGTTTAGAATAAAAATAATAATTTTTTCAAATAGAGGACAAATAGAGGACAAAAATATAATATATAGTATATGAGAAAATGTAATTACAGAAATTGTGATAAAGAAATAACTGGAAAGTTGAATAAAAAATATTGTTCCGGAAATTGTCAAAGGAATGAAAAGAAATATAGACAAAGATTAAAAAATAAATTAAAAAATGAGAAGGCTAACAAATAAAGAATTCATAGAAAAATCCAACTTAAAACATGAAGATTTATTTGACTATTCATTGTCGGAATATGTAAATGATGGTATAAAGGTTAAAATAATCTGTAAAACACATGGTATATTTGAACAAAGACCTAATTCTTATATATATATAAAAAGAAAAAATTATTTTTTCTTTTTATATATATATAAGAAATAGAAATTATATTAAATATGAAAAAATTAAAATATGTTAAGTTGTTTGAAAATTTTGACGAAATGGTTGAGATGATAAACGAAGATAATTTAGAGATTAAAAAAATAGCTAAAGATTTATATCTATGGTTTAAAAAAAATGGTGTTAGAGCAACTTTACTCGCTTCAGTTCCAGGTCAAGATTTTGGTAAAACAATAGGTGATAAAGAATATGGTGATAATTCAGCATTTATTTGGTATTGGGATGATCCAAAGACTAAACAGACTATAATTGAAATCCAACTTAAAGGTGATAAGAATAAATTGCAGGAAATTGAGAAATTATTTTTATCTTCTTTCACTAATTTAGAACAGTATAATAGAGATTTCGGAAACACGCCACAATTTTCTTATCTTAACTTTAGAGTTAAAGAAAAAACAACCTCTAAAGGAGGTTTAGTAGGAAATACTAAAACAAATAGAACGTTAAACTAAATTTTAATATAAAACCTCACAAATTAATTTGTGAGGTTTTATATTAAAAGGTATATATTTTTGTATATGTAGTGCCTGTAAATAATTCATATTGGCTCTTATATGAATAAGTTTGTTGTTGTACTACCAAAAGTTTAACTTTTGAAATCATTTTCAAAATCCGTACTTACTGTAAGTTCGGATGTTATTTCAGCAAGTTGATTTGCTCTAGATATTTTTTCTATACCCCATTTCTTAATTAAAGAAGAGAAAGTTGATATATCTGGTTTAACCAATTTAACTTTACCCTTTTCTCCATCAAAGTGTATTTTATCTATTTCTTGTTCAAATAAGATATTAATTGATTCGTCATCAAATTTAGACATTAACTCCTCATTAACAGCAACTAATATATGTTTTTTTAACATATATTCATATTGATCTGATAATTTTGACACTTTGATTACAGTTTTTTGTGATGCATTACCAATAAATTGGAACGCTACCTCACTTAATAACTTCTTTCTCACTATTTCGTGAAATATATTTACTGTTTCGTCGGAAATCTCGTAAAATTTGCTAATACCGGTTACTTCTTTACTCATTAAAAATTTTTATTTTAATTTATATATGTTATTATAAAGAAGTTTATTAATGTAATAGATATTTTATTATGCACATTAGTAATAATCCACCAAACACAAATGGTATAGATTTATATAATCCCATAATGAAATTATTTGATTTGAATAATGAAAACCCATATACTAATAAATAACTATACTTATCTATTTTAGATATATCATAAAAATCATATAATTCAGCTAATCCGTTTTGGTTTAGTAACGCTGATAATTTATTTGTATAATCTTTTATAAAAGATTGAGATATAATTTCAACGTCTTCTTTTCTCAAATTATAAGGTTCTTCTATTAAGTCCGGTGGAATATTTAGTACTGTGTACATCCTTGAAGCCTTATCAATTCTTATATTAAGTTGAGCTTCTAATTGTTTTTCGATGTTTTTTATTGTTTTCCTATATAAAAGGAATAATTTTATTTTTTTGTATAATGATATGTTACGCATATTAATTTTATTATTATTTATTTAAAAAGTTTATTTATTACCTGTTTTTCTTGTAGAAGATTCTTTTTGTAGTTCATGTATTAAACTAGTTAGACTTGTTTTTAAACCATCTATTGATTTAGATAATGTCGATAATCCACTAGTATTTGTGGCTATAGTATTTAATACGCCTACTATTTCAGATGTTCCATTGTTTTTGCCACTACCTGTTGTTTGGTTAAAATTAGTTGTTGGTGTTTGTCCAGCGGCATTGGTGCTAGCATCTTGTAATGTTTTAATAGTTGATACAAATATACCTGCTTTAGATTCTAAGGCATCCATCATTTTTTCAAATTGATCAGGATCCATTAGAGACATTAATATAACACTACCAGTAACTTTATTTAATGCTTCTATTTTTTCCAATTCTATATCTTTTAACGCACTTCCTAAACTTTTTACACCTTTAGCTAATTTTTCATAATCGCCTGCTAATCTTGCTAAACCAGAAGTAACATCAAATATATTACCTAATGAGAAGCTATCTAAATCTTTCTCTTTTAAATAATCAACTAATTCAATATATTTTTTGATATTACTACCTAATTTATCCATATAATCGTCCGGAATTGTTACGGCATAATTTCCTTCGGCTAATTTATTAGCTGAACTGACTATACCTTGTGCTATATTAGTTATAGCATTTAATAAATCATCGGAAGGATTGCTAAACCAACCATTATTTTTACTTAAATAATCAAATACTGGCGCAAATGCTGATAAAGCTGTGCTTATTTTGTTAGACCATTTTTCATCTGGTCCACCATTAAATATATCTCCAATTCCAGGACTATTAAAATATTGTGCTGCTGATACTATTGCTTTACATATACCCACTATTATACCATCTTTTCCATCAGTGCCAATAAACTCTTCAATAGATATGCCACCACCAAAAAAGCTTTTTGATTTTGATACTGCTTCAAATACTGGTGCAAATGCACCGATTGCGCCACCTACACCTTCCGCCCAATCTTTGGAAGGCCCTCCGGTAAATGAAGCTTTGGAATTAGCAAAGAAATCTGCCGCAGCGACTATTGATTCCGCTATACCTCTTATTATGCCACCTTTGCCATCTTTTCCGACAAAATCTTCCATAGATGGACCTTTTGAGAATAAACCAATTATACCTCTATCAAATAATAATTTAAAAATAGGTGCAAATGCTCCTAATGATAAAGCTATACCATTAGCCCATTTTTCTGTTGGACCACCTGTATATGTTCCAGTTTTAAGTATATTAGAAGAATCTACTATTGCTTGTGATATAGTATTAATAGCAACGGCACCAGCTGCTAATGCTATTAATCCTAGCCCAAATGAACCAACTACTAAACCACCTATTAACATGATACTTGTTCCAAAAGCAGCTAATGATAATCCTACACCTAATGCCCAGTCTAATGTTGGATAATTACCATAGCTACCACCATTTAGTATTGCGGCTGATTCAACTATAGTTTTGGCAATTACGATAACGGCCAATGCACCAGCTGCAACTGCTAATAATCCTAATCCTGCGGTGGCTACTATTTCCGAACCAATTAACATAACTGCGGCACCAAAAGCAGCTATACTTAATCCAGTTCCTATTGCCCAATCAATAGAAGGACCATTAGTATAATCACCCATTGCTATTAATTTTGAAGATAGAGCCATAGCACCTGCAATAATTACAATTGATATACCACCTTCCAATGCTGTAACAGGAGTAACACCTAATTTTTGCAATGCATAAATACCTACACCTAGGGCAACCGTCATTACGGCGTATGCTAAAGATTGTAAAACTATATTCCAAAGTAATCCTGTATCAACTGGGGTAACATTTGCTAAAATCATAGATGATAGCCAAATTGCTGTAGATAATAATGGTAAAATAATTGTCATTAAAGCTACTTCGACAACACTAGTTTTCTTTACAGCATATGATAATACAATTAAAGGCAACGCCATTGCACTTAATACTATAGCTGTTCCAATAGCAGATAATCCTTGTTTTAAAGTTATTGGTGCTATCTTCTGTATTATATGTGACGCTACTACTATTGCAAATGTAGCTGGTATTAATATAAGTGGCATTAATAAAGCTTCAGCCACAGTTACGTCTTTTAGATTTTTTGTAATTTGACCAATTGAATATCCAATAAGTGCAAATGTTGCCGCAAGCATTATTGCGGTAAATCCTTTTGCTATGCTAATTGGTGATATATCCTGCATTATATGTGAAGCTTGTGTTATTGCATATCCCATTACTACCATTACTAATGGAACTTTAATCAAATCTATTAATCTAACATCTCTAACTCCTTTAGTTATTTTATCAATACTCATACCCATTAAGGCAAAAGAACCAGCAATTAAAATAGCTGTTAAGCTTTGCGTAATACTTATAGGTGTAATTAAACTCATTATCCAAGAAGCTGCTGTCAGTGAAGCTGCCATAGTAACTGTGACAAAGAATAGATTTATCATATCACCTTTTTTAAGTTTCATACCAGCTATTATTTCAAATGATTTGGCTATAATAGGTAAAGCTATGGATAGCGCAATAACTGAAAAGAAGTCAACATGACCTATGATTTTAAATGCTAAACCAATTGCTAAAACGCCGGCAGCAATAAGTAAAACTGTGCTTACACCATCTTTTATTTTAGATTTTTTATCACTAGAGGTTTCAAATACTTCTGTTTTTGAACTTTTATCTCTTGATAATTTAATTAAAGTTTCTTGGTTTTTTAATATTTGTTGTGTATCTTTTTTGATGCCTTTAATACCAGTGCTAATTGAACTAATTTTTTTATCAACATTATTAATTGCTTGTAATATTTTACCAGCATCAGATTTAGCTGATTTGTTTTTAAGTGCTTCTGCGATAGCATCTAAAGAGTCGGTAAGATTATTAAGTGCGGTTAAAATTTTAGCATCCATATCTTTATATATTAAATTAATTGAGTCTTAATGAAATGATGATAACTTCTTTAATATAATTTAATATATAAAGTATAAAAATTAATCTGAAATGATTAAAAAATGGTATAAACATTATATCTTAAAGGAATCTCTTAAAGAGATTGAACTTAATAGAATTTTGGATAAGATTTCAAAAGGAGAAAGTTTGACCATTAGAGAGGATGACTTTTTGAACTTATATAATCAAACACAGGAGGGTGATTTAAATGATTATGCTTATTTATCAAAGCATTTAGCATGTGATAAAATAGATGATTATTTAAATAAGAAGAAAAAAGTGTGGTGTGATTTATCTGATAAAAATGGTAAAATAGGTGATTTAATTTTAAAAGTTAGTAAACCAGAGTATAAATTAGTATTAAGACATGGTGATTATACAATGGGTGATAATATGTTATATAACATAACATATAATATAAAAAAAGATGAATATTCATTAACTAGCCAAGATGAATATTATGAAGAAATAGAAGTAAATAAATGATAAAAAAATACAAACAATTTTTAGAATCTATTTCGGGAACCGAACTTATAGGTTCACTAGGACCTGGTATAGGTAGTCAAAAACTCTCAAATACAATTACAACAAATGATACAGAAGTTATTGCATCTGATATAACTGGAGAGATGTATACCTATGATGATTATAATGAGCTTTACGCAGATTATTTAAAAAAAGGAAAAAAGCCACTTGAAGGTGGCTTTAATAAAGAAAATTTAGAAATTATATTGTCTAATTAATAATCAACTGGTAACGGTTGAGTTAAGGTAAATGCTTCACCACGTCCTAAATAAAATATTACAGAAGATTGTGTTCCTGGATAAAGATTAGTTCCGGGTGTACTACTTGTTGAGTATATTTGTGCACCTGTTGGTGTTGAAGAAAATACTGATGAAATTGGATTATAGTCTTGTGTTATAGATATAAAGTTTCCTTTTGTATAATATTGTTTTGCTGAGAATGTTGCAGATATTGAGCTTGTATTGGCTATATAAAATGCACTTTTTGGTACATCACTAAACCCATATCCGATAAATTTACTAGAGCTAGCACTTAATACTAAACTTTGTGTTGGTAAATAATTATTACTCCAAATTACACTTTGTGTAACATTAGTTCCATTTACCATATGATAGCGTGTTATATAAGCAGGTACACTGCTACCATAAGCTGCACTACTTATCACATATATAAAATTTGCATCAGCATTTGCACTAGTGTCAAAAGCTTGATTTGCTCCAACAAATCCTGCGGTAGCACCAATAGAAACAAGCGGATCTTGTAAATAAGTATATGAAACACCAGATGTAGTATTTCCATAATTACCTACTGTTGTATAATAGTGTCCATAAAATAATGCTGCACCATTATTATTATATACTTCACGTTTGGTATTTAATAATTTAGCATTTTTTGTTGTTAGTTTTGCAATTTTGTATGGTGACATAGTAAAACTTTGTGTTCCAAAGTAATAGTTACTGAATTGTAAACTATATGTCACTGGTGTAGCATTATAACCATAAAATGTTACTAGTGTTGTGTTAGCAAATGAGGTGGAATATGTGTATGAATAATTTATATTTCTACCTAATAATATTGCACTTAAATTTGTTATATTAGTATCATATGTATCAATAGATACATTTAAATTACCTGATGTTGAATAAGTTTTTATTACAGGTAAATAAACAGGTTGATTATTATTAAATAATGTTATATTAAATAAATCCGAGTAAGTTAAACCACTATAAGAAGAAGTTGGTGATAATATAAATGATACTAATGAATCTGTTGCAAACGAAGCACTAAAAGATATTTTACTAATATCTCCTAATGCTGAATATGCATTCCAAGTTTTAGAATAACCTGGTTCCATCCAAAAAAAAGAACCTGGTGTTAAAAATTCGGTACCATTAAAATGAGAACTGGTTATTTTATATCCATCTTGTAATACAAACCCATTTATATTCCCATTAGCATTTCTATAAGATTGTGTTAAAAAGTTAATATCTTTAAAAGTTATACTACCATTTAAATTGACAACTCCATTTCCATCTATAGCAAATAGATTATTATTTTTTTCATAATTTAAATAAGCGGAATTATCTCTTCTAGTATTAAGAGATGATAAAGTAATTTTTCTAATTACATTATTGCTGCTGTCACTTATATACAAATTACCGATATTATCAAAACTTAGACCACCAATATAACTGAATTTAGCTGATAGCGGAACACCACCATCACCTGAGTAACCATATGCAGAACTACCCGCTAGTGTCCTAATTTTACCTATAGAGCTTACTACTCTTATGCTATAGTATCCACCATTAGATACATAAATAGCACCATCTTTATATTTTACAGCAATTGGATTAACTAAATAACTTGATGTTGCACCAACTCCCTCTACAAGCGAAACACCACCACCAGCTATAGTAGTTATAATTCCATTTGTATCTACTTTTCTTATCAGCCCATTATAATAATCAGCAAAATAAATATTACCCAAATTATCTACATCTATTCCCCAAGTGCCATACAACGGTGCTGATGTTGCTGGTATATTATCACCAGAACTACCATCCACTCCTGTCCCGGCAACAATTGTTGTTATTCCAGATTGTGTAATTTTTTTAACAATGTTACCACAAGTAAAATAGATATTATTATTGTTATCCACAGTGATTCCAGCTGTTCCTGCAGTACTTGATGTTGTAATTCCTAAAACAGTTGTTATAATACCATTTGTGTTAACTTTTCTTATTGCGCCAGTATCGGCTATATTTAATACATCAACTATATATACATTGTTATTAGAATCAACAGCTACACCAAATGGTTTAAATAGTTGTGCTGATGTTGCTGGACCACTATCACCAGATAAGCCAGATGTTCCATTACCAGCAAAAGTTGTTATTATACCATTTGTATCAATTTTTCTAACTTTGTAATTTGACATATCTGCTATATAAAGATTACCATAACTATCAAATGCGGAACCACTTGGGTAGTTAAGTAATGCACTAGTAGCAGGACCACCATCACCAGAAGAGCCACTTGTCGCAGCAGTTGATCCAGCTATTGTTGAAACTATATCTAATGTTGAAATAGTAAATCCGTATTGTGTATTTCTAATTTTAAAAATAGTTTGACTAGATGTGGGTGATACAATAGATAGTAGATTTGATTCTACTGAGGCATTAATGGCTACTGCATCTGTTGAACCAGATGAACCTGATACATATAATTTATTATAAATATTTCTCATTTGTTTATATATTTTTATCCTATAATATTTACTTGTATAGGTGTAGTTGGTAAACTACCAGTTAGTGATATTCTAATGTTATTTCCATATGAATAATATGAAAATGTTCCAGTTACACCAGATAAACCAATAGTTGGATATAACATTTGCCATTGTGATGAAGTATAAGCAAAGAAATTAACAATAGAATATGTATTTCCTAAATTATGATATACATCTATATTATAGTATCCACTTGCAGCCGAAGATGTTATGCCGGATACAACAGAAGAGGTATATGACATTCCCCATGGAATAGCGTAACGCAATCCACCTATTGCTGTTGCACCACTGAAACTAAATGTGGCTGAAAATGACCTTAGATTTGGAAATCCACCTATATCTTGATATAAATCATAGTATGATGTTTGTGTAAAGCCAGGTTTAGCCCAATAAGTATTTCCACTATTTATAGATAATAAACTACCTATATTTGAAGAGTTGTCATTTAAGATAAAATCAGTAAATCCTTTTTTTGAATCTATTGATAGATTACCGGAAGTATTTAGTATTAGATTACCACTTGTAAGTCCTGAATATGAGAATATGGTACTGGTTATATTTGATGTGTTTATAGTCACATAACTATTTGTAATATATAAACCAGCACTATTTTGAGCTGTTGGTAATACAACAAATGGTAAAGCTTCACCATTATACCAAATATCATTTAATATATTAGAATCAATATAACTTTGAAATGTATCACCACTAATGATAAAATCATTTAATAAACTTGTAGATAGGTTATTGAAATTGCTACTACCAAGTGGATTATTTGATGATCCTCTATCGTCTGCTGTAATTGTTAAACTATTAAGTATCTTCATATGTTAAATTATTATTATTTTCCATCCTGGATAAGCTACATTTGGTCCACCAGAACTAGTTCCACTTATTACAGCATAATAATTACTTGTTACAGAATTTGTATTTCCGTCATAAAATGAAATTGATGCTGATACGGGACTATAAGATGAATTATCTATAATTTGATAAGTATAGTTATTACTAAAAGATGTATTTAAATTTGCTAAATAACTATAAGTAGGTGCACTTGGATAAACGTTTGAAATAGTTACATAATTGAAATCCGAAGAAAAAAGTGCTCTAACATAAAGTCTTTTATGATATGAGTAAGCCGGATCACCAAATACATCATTTGTAGCTGATATTGTTGCATAATTTTTACCTAAAATTAAACTAGAAACTTTATCCACACTTGAGGTTGCGTGGTAACTGGTGGAAATCGCAAAACTAGAGCAAGTTCCATTTGGAAGTCCGTATGATGCAAAATCAACTTTTACAAATACCCAACCATCTGGAGCTTGTATCGACATTATTTGTCCTTCGGAAGCAGTTGCACAAATGCTATTACCCGTATTCCAAAAATTAAAAGATTGTGATATAGCGTTTGCATTACTATATGTTGTCCATATTCCAGTATTGCTTGAGTTTGCCATTAATACTTTACCTGTATTTAATTTATAATATGAGTTTATATTTGTAACTTCACCTATTTTTAATAAATTGCTTGATGTGACATTTGATATAACAAATGATGCTGTATATGAAAACGGTTTATTTTTTATAGATACTAGCTCATTATTACCTGATAAAAATGAAAATGAAGATTTTAAACTATTTGTAGTATTATATAAGCCTAAAGAACCATTTTCTATTATCACATCTTCAACATCAGATACAACCCAGTTAAAAAAGATATTACCTACGCTATTAGTCAATCCTCTTTGATTCATAGTAGATGATGTCCCAATTACTCTTATACTACCACTTGGGTCAATATATGGGTAATTACTTGTTGTTGTTGTTAAAATATAGCCTAAATTATCCATACCATAATATAGATTATATGTTTCGTCTAAATAGAAATCATAAGCACCAGGACTTAATAAAATATCTAATGGTATTTTTTGTATAATTGGTGTGGAGCTTAATAAATTACTAAATGTATAATTAGAGGATATATAATAATTAGCTGAAGCAGTTGCATTCCAAGAAGACTGCCAACCTACATATGAGCCATATGCTAATGAACTAGTAGCAATAATTATTTGAAACCTATTGTTTAAATCAATATGATTATAATCTCCAATTTGTGTATATATAGATACTTCTCTTAGTATTACTGGATTAGTGACTGATAATGTTACCGCTTTATTTCTATTTGTGCTAAAAGTTAAAGCAGAAATACTCGCTGTCGCTGGACCAAAACTTCTAAAAGAATTTATGCCATTTATAGTTGTATTGCTTAATAATTTACTCATATTATTATATATTAATATATGAGTATTCAAAATAAAAAATGCTCCCAATTTGGGAGCATTTTTTATTTTGATAATCTATTATAGAGATTGGAAACCACCACTTGCAATAGCACCAGTTTTAAGAACTGTAATGTTATTTACTATAACAGCTAATCCTTTAATTGGTTCGATATATGTATCTAATACGCCTATTTGATTATCTATTAATGTATTTGTGTTATTTTCTGAATCACACTTGTTAAAGTAGTTATATAAACCATTTCTGTTAACAAATCCAGCACAAATAACATCTGCTCTTAACTTAATTTCCGCTCTTGTATCTTGTGTATTAAACTTCCATTGGAATTGTAATAACATATCATTTAAAGCGTTTTCTAATTCAATCAATACCTCTCTAACGTGTAAGTAAGATAATGCTGATTTATAAAGAGTTAATGCTGTATTTTCAGTATCAATTACCCATCCTCTATTCTTCTTAAGAATAATTGGATTAAATTGAGCCTGATTTAAGTTTTCAACGTCTGTTGGATTGAAGTCCATTTCAACACCAGCTATACCAGTTATTAAACCATTTGTTGTACCAGCTGCAATTGTCCAAGGAACTATTGAAGTTACATTAGTATTGAACTTTCTCATATAAGTTGATGCAGCAAACATTGCTGGTGGAACGCTTAGTGGTGCTCCATTATCATTAACTGTAAGATATGGTGCAAAGTAACCTACGCAAGTAGTACCCGCTCCTTCTGCCATGCTATATAAGAATGCTGGATTACTTTCTAAGTCACCACCTTGTGCGATATAAGAAGTTTGTAATACACCATTTGCATCTGTAAACTTAGGTGAACTTGATTGTCTAAATGACTTCATAGAAGGCATATTTATGAAACCAAGACAATTTAATCTACCACCACAAATATCAGATAATTGTTGTTTTGAAAACTCTGTTAAACCAAGTCCGAAAGAATCAATTAAATATCTAAAGTCTAATGCATCTTTATTTATAATTGCATTATATAAAGGAGTTCCTTTAGCAACTAAATTAAGTATTTCATTTTGTTTTGCTTCAGTACCATCTGGTAAAGACGCTTGACGTATTCTAAATCCTTTTAATGGAATAGCCTTATAAGTAGATACATAATTATCTAATGAAGAATATCTCATTGTTTGATAAGTTGTAGATGCTTGATTACCGAATGGGAATTTGTATATTGCCGCATCACAAGTTATTAAAGCTAATGTACTATCTCCGCTATAAACTCTCTTAGAAAGAATTCTTGTTAAGTTTTTAGCTTGTTGTCCAACTTCTAACTCTGCAGTAGTATTATCTTGTAATAAGAAATCACCAACTATTATATTTGAATATCTAGCAGCATTTACTAAAATTTGATTAGGTACTTGTGTATATCCAGTTGGAACAACTATTTCAACAGTTTCTTGATAATCTGATTCGAATGAATTAACATAGAAAGAAGTATTTACGCTAAAGCAATCAGCTAATTGTGTTAAATTTCCTTGATAAGTATATAAATCATCACCAGTTATATTAACTGTTAAGTTATTATTAGAATCAATATCCATTGCTAAGTAATACTTAGTATCGGCATCCCAAATTCTTGTTACATTGTAAATTGTTTCAGTATTTAATGAATCACCCACTAAATAAGCATATGTATAAGATTGTGTATAACCTAATGCTGATGCATAGTTATAACCTATTGAGTGTTGTCCAAATGGATCTGATGCTATAGTTAATTTACCCATATTTAGCATTGAATCAGGTACTACTATACTATTAAATGTGTTGCCAAATTTATTTCCACCAGAACCGTCATCAAACGGTAAGTAGCTTTTGTCAGTAACAATTACTACAAAGTTTAATCCAGAATATGTTCCGCTAGTTGTATGTACAAAGCTTACGCTTGAAGCAGTATATGTTGTATAAACAAGACCTGCGTCATATTGTAAAACATTGGCATAGAAGTAGTCGCCACTATTTATAACACCATTATAAAAATCTTGATATAAAGTAGAGAACTGTCCCACAACACCAACCGCACTTGCGCCAATTAAATTAGATGTTGCTGGCGAAGTTGTTGTAACCATTTTATTATCGGATAAGATTAACTCATTATCGTTAGCATATATTACTAAAGCAGTTTCTAAACCATTTATAACATTTGCTGCAAATGTAGCTTCGCTTAACCCAAGATTAGTTTGTATTGTTATGGATTTATCTTGTGAAGTAGAAGTTACTACACTAATACCCATGTTAGCCATACTTATCTTTTTGTAGTCGCCTAATCCATCTAAATCTAGTAATATTACTGATTTTTGTATTTGAACTGATTGTAATAATGTTCTTAAAGAATTAAATCTTTTGATTCTTCTATATTGTTCATAGTTAGAAGTAGCTGGATTAACTGCTGTATCAGTAAATGTAATAGTAAATGTATTATTACTTCCACCAGATGTAATCGTGTAATCTGTATTCGCCTCTAAGTCTAAATAACTTGCAGTAGCAACTGTTACGTCTGTAACAGTATTTGCAACTATGTTACCACCTTGTACTGTTGTATACATATAACCAAGAATAATATCAGATGCTGCAACTGTAGGTTTTGCTGAAGCCACAGTTGAAGTAACATTAGTTATAGAACCATTTGTATCTAATTTAATTGCTGTATAATAACTTGCTGTTGCGGATTTAGAAGCAAAGTTAGTATTGCTAACAGATATAGAAACAGTTGGTCCACTAGTTACATAAACTATGTTACCACCTATTATAGCATATGGCATTTCGCTATTATGAGTATTTGCTGTTGTAGAAACATTATAAGCAACACTAGCCGCTGTTGAAGAGTGTGTAGCCGAAGTAGCTCTTAGAACACCACTTACGGTATCTTCTGCATAATTATCAGATCTTTGCGAAAAATCTACTATATCTGTATTAAATAATAATGTAGAATCCAATGCTATTACATTACCCGGTGCATCTAAAATTGTATTTTTAAATTCTAATGTTGAAATTAAACTTTCATTATAAGATAAGAAATCAATACTAGTAGAGTTAGAATCAACTAAACTATCTGTATTAATAAGGTTATTACCTATTAAGTCAATAGCACCAGTTGGGAAATCAGTATCTAATAAATCAGCGTTAAATGCACAGAATAAGCCAGTTATTTGAGTATCTTGGTTAATTACTGTTTCAATAAATATGTTTTGATTATTAGAATCTCTGAAATAAGGAATAAAACTTAAACCTTGATAGTATTTTAATAATGTAACATTTCTATCATTAATGAAATTTTGAACTTGATTTTTTAATAAACCAGTTGCGTCAAAGTATTTTGACCAAGTTTTATCTACTGATAATGCTTGATAATTTGACCAATCACCCGCTACAACCACAACATCTACCATGTAATCGGATACATAATCTGTTGGATAAACATAAGGTGGTATATTAGTTATTGAACCATACCAAGCTGTCATAGTTACGTCAAATCCAGTAGCAGTTGTTTTGAAAACAAATACTGTGATGTAAGAAGCCGATGTATTAGTAAAGTTTAATAATCTGTTTTGATAATTTACATTTCCAGAAGCTAAATTTAAGAAAGAATCTGTGTCTAATTTCCAGAAACCAGTTGTATTGAAGAAGCCACTATAAGCACCTGTTCTTACTATATCATTAGTTTTATTAGTAGCTGTTGATAAAGGAGCTTATTCAAGTTGATCTAAAGTTGGATCAGTTTCCAATAAGTTTATAGCATATACTGGAGATGATAGAAGCATTTGTGCAATTGTTCTCTGGAAATAAGAACCTTTTCTTTCTAATGTTCTATCAATACCACCGAAGATGTTTTGTAAATCCTGTGTAGTTTGTATAAGCACCGGAGTATTTATAGGACCTGTCTTAGAAACGCCTATGACTAGATTTGTAATACCTTGCGAAGTTTGACTCGCTATTACACTATTATCATATTCATTTATAAAGATACCTGGTCTTTTATAATTACTGATTATTACTGATGGCATATGTCTGTATTATTTTTATATTTATTTTATATATTATAATTTAAAACCAACTTTTAGTAGTTTTCAAATACACGATTTATTTGGAACCTTTTAGTTTTTCAATCCTTCTTTTACCTAAATCTAACTCTTTCTTTTTATCATCAAGTTCTTTCTTAGCTGCCTTTTTTAAGGTTTGAACTTCTGTGGCAGTTTTACTTAAATTATCTGTTTCTGTGGATATATCAGTTTTTATATTATCTATATCTTTACTAGCCACAGAAGCATCTCCTTGATTATTTTTTATAGCTTGTTCTTTTTCAGCCATATCTTTTTGTTTTTGTTGTAAAGTTTCTTCCGCTTTTTTTGTTTTTCTTTCTTGCGAAAGTTCTTCGGCATATATTTTAAACATAGGATTTTCTTTTGCTATAGTTTCATCAGTTTCATCTGGATTTTTCCAAATTATTTGTCCTTTTAATTTAGGATTTCCTTTTTTAATAAATTTAGCCGAGAGTAATTTGTTATATAAATCTTGTGCTATACCATTTTCATTAGGTGTTTGATCGTCAATATAATTTTGGTATATTGATTGTAATTTAGCTTTATATTTATCAAATTGTTTTTTATTTAATTCGGATTGATTAAAATTAGTCATATCAGCCCTTAAATCTACACTTAAGGGCTGGTCTGGTTTAACTAAATCAAATTTTTCGTATGTTTTTATGTATTTCATTATAATTCTTTTGACATGTTTGTAAATAGATTATCCAATCCAATAGGTTTATCATTGTATATTTTGTTACGATCATTAGCTATTGTTCCTTCAACCAATTTATCATTGCCATCTTTATCTTGATATGATAATCTTGCTATTTTAGCTCTTGTTGCTGAATTTCTAAAAGTTTTTCCTACCACTTTTTTCTTAGTAAGCGTTGGTTCTAAAATATCTGGTTTTTGAGCTGAAGAATCCACTAATTTACTTCTTCCATATCTAGCCATTTTAAATTTCCCTTCTTCTTTAAGTGGTAAATTAATTAAACCATAATAAACTTCTTTTGACGGATTAGAAGTATTTACATACTTATTTTCTGGAGTAATTTTCATACCATAAGTTTCTGGTATTAATTCATCATCAACTAAATATTTAATCAATATTCTATCTTTATCTTTTTTCAATATTTGACCTATCCAACATTTATGATGTGGTGATTTACTTACAGTATCTATATATTCTACATTTAATGCTATGAAACCACCAATTTTTGCTTTATCAAAATCTAAATTACCTGTTTGTTGCCACATTACTTTTTCTGCAGTTTTCTTTACTACACCACTAGTATCATCACCAGAATTATCAAGTGAAGATATAGATTCATCCGGTTTTAATCCAAAATATTTATTAAGAAGTTTTGTTCTATTAGCTTCATAACTTTTTAATGTATTCTCATCTATCATATTTCTAATAAACTCTAATAGTACATTACCTTTGTTAGGTACTTTACCATTTGGTCCTGCTAAAGTTCCAACATTAAATACTTTTCTATATTTCTTTTCTTGTATTATTTCACTAATTTTATCAGTAAATTCATTATATACTTTTATATTAGCCCAGGGACCATATCCAGGACCAGCACTTTCAGTAGGAACATTAGGTGTTCCTGTTCCAATATACTTATATTCTCTATATGTTTTACCTGAAATTCTATCATTTGGTCTTCCAGATGGGATTGTACCGGTAGCATAAAGTCTATAAGCTTTACCAAATAAATCAGCTATTTTTAATATATGATCTTTTGATGTTTCGTCTTTTAGTTTTTCATTATCTACATCTTTTGTTGAATCTTCAATTTTTTCAGACAATTGTTTAGCTTTTTCTTGATTAATATTCCATTCCTTTTCTTC